ACCGTGGATGTCGGCAGTTCGAGCCTGTCACCGCCCACCAGCGCCTCGCCTTGACTTGGCGAATCCCACGCCGTACATGCTGAAGATCGCCTCCGGCCGTGGTTTGCGGCCCGGTAGGGGGGTGTAGCTCAGTTGGTTAGAGCGTCGGCCTGTCACGCCGAAGGTCGCGGGTTCGAGTCCCGTCACTCCCGCCATCACCATTTCAGACACCTTTTTTCTCAAGGGCTTGGCGATCAGTTTGTAAGTTTTCTCCCTCAGTTTGTAAGTTGCGAGTTCTCGGTTGTTCCGCTTCGATCAGGCTGGCAAGGGCCGAGCGCGCCATGCGGCGCTTGTTTGCGCCCTTGGTGTAGACCTTCACCTGCCGCGTATCCTTGTGCCCTAGCACTGCAGCGATCCACTCATCACCGAGCCTGAAAAGCGGCCTACGACAAGAGCAGAAATGGGCTCTCAGAAGGACGCGAAGACGGGCCGCTTCTTACCGGGGAATACCGGCTTCGGAGGCAGGCCCAAAGGCGCTCGCAGTAAGCTCACTACTGAGTTCTTTGAGAACTTTTATGCCGCTTGGCAGGAGCACGGCGCAGAAGCGCTCAAGAAAGTGGCAAAGAGCAGTCCCCGCGACTTCGTGCGCGCTGCCGCAATGCTCATGCCCAAGGAGTTCGAGATCAAATCGCCCCTCAACGAGTTGACCGATGCTGAACTTGCAGACCTCATCGCCGCCGTTCAGTCCCTCATCGCTGCAGGCCCTGTACTCGCGCCTGCAGGGGGAGAGCGACCGGCGTCAAAACCGCACTAAGCTCCTCCGTTATGAGCCATACACGAAGCAGGCTGCATTCCACGCAGCTGGCGCAACCCATCGAGAGCGGCTGCTAATGGCAGGGAACCAGTTGGGCAAGACTTATTGCGGGGCGGCTGAGGCTGCCTTTCACCTGACGGGCAGATACCCCGAGTGGTGGAGCGGAAGGCGCTGGGAGCGACCCGTGAGGGCCTGGGCGGCGTCGCAAACCTGGGATGTGACCCGTGATGGCGTCCAGCGACTGCTGATCGGTGAGCCAAAGGATCAAAGCCAGTGGGGCACCGGTCTTGTCCCTGGCGACGCGTCGTGGGCGAGGCGGCAGGGCGCACCGGACGCTCTTGACAGCGTTATCGTCAAGCACGTCAGCGGTGGTCGATCAACGCTGGGCTTCGAGAGTTACGATCAAGGTAGGACAAAGTGGCAAGGCGAGACGCTCGACTTCGTCTGGTTCGACGAGGAGCCTGCCCAAGACATCTATTTCGAGGGGCTTACGCGCACGAATGCGACTGATGGCTTCGTGTATCTCACCTTCACGCCGCTCAAAGGCATGTCGGACGTGGTGCACGCCTACATCGAGGAGTGCGGGCTCAGCTGAATTTCACTGCCGGTAAGCGTAATTATCGGAAGTAATGGAAGTGGGGATCGTGACCAAGCACATCACCAGGATGGAGATCGACGACGCGGAGCACTACACGCCTGAGCAACGTCACGCCATCATTGACAGCTACCCTGAGCACGAACGCGAGGCCCGCACGAAAGGCATTCCCTCTCTCGGCTCAGGTCGCGTATTTCCCATCGCAGAAGATACAATCCTCTGCGATCCGATCCCGATCCCCGAGCATTGGTATCAAATCGTCGGCATGGACTTCGGGTGGGAGCATCCATTCGCTGCGACGCGCAACGCTTGGGACAAGGACAATGACGTCTGGTACGTGGTGGCGTCTTATCGCGAGGCTAAGGCGACGCCTCCGATACACGTAGCTGCCGTCAAGCCGTGGGGCGAGTGGCTACCGTGCGCATGGCCTCACGACGGCCTTCAGCACGACAAGGGCTCGGGCGACGAGTTGGCGAAGCAGTATCGCCGCCAGGGCTTGAAGATGCTGTCGGACCACGCCACGCACGAAGCTGGTGGTATGGGCGTTGAGGCGGGCATCACTGAAATGCTTCAGCGTATGCAGACTGGGCGCTTCAAGGTCTTCCGTGGTCAGTCCCAGTGGATGGAGGAGTTCCGCTACTACCGCCGCGAGGACGGCCTCATCGTCAAGGAGCGGGACGACCTGATCTCGTCAACGCGCTACGCGATCATGATGCGCCGATCTGCGAGGCAGACGCCGTCAGTTGAGAGGTTCAAGCCGAAGCCTAGGTATTCAGGATGGGCGGCATGATGCACGAAGCCAATAACCTTTGAAGGTTTAGCACCCCTCAGAACTGACGAATTGACACATTTCACGGCGCAGCGATGATGCCGCGTTACTGATCGAACCGTTAAAGCATTAGGCTTCCTAGTCTAAGTAATTCATCACATGTCAGTGGCTGATCTGATCTCGAACCTCCGCAGTGGCATCGTACAGATAACATTTCGGAACGACCGAAATGAGCGCGTTGGTGGGGGTACTGGATTTCTAAGCAGAAGCCGCCTGCTGACGAACCACCATGTGTTCATGGGCTATCTGAAAGCAGGTTCCGTGCAGTTGAGAAGGGAGGGTCTAAATCCGATCGTTGTTTCTCCCGCAGATTTTGGAAGAAGGCTGCGCTCTGGGTCAGAGGAGAAGAGCTACGACTATGCAATTTTGGACCTGCCCGAGCTGATCGATGGCACCGAGCATCAGTTTCTGCTGGAAATTCCGGGAGGCCGTCGCATAGGGGACGTAATTGGAGTTCTCGGCTATCCGCTTGAACACACAAACCTTACGTTCCACCAGGGCATCATTTCCTCCTTCTACACCTCAAATATCACAAAAGTCATTCAACTCGACGCGAGCATAAATGCAGGCAACTCGGGTGGGCCGCTGATCGACACAGAGACAGGTGCTGTCTTTGGAATGGTCTCCCGGAGGGCGACGGGTCTTACTAGGCTTTTCGATCAGCTTCGACAGGCAGTTCGCGAGAATATTCAATTCGCTGAACGAACCCAGGCTGGTGTGAGCATGAGTTTGGGCGGCTTTGACCCCGTTGAAGGCTTTAAAGCTGGGCAAAACCAGATACTGGCAACATTGGATGAGATCGAGCGACAAGCTAACGTAGGGATCGGATACGCCATCTCTGCCGAACACCTTCTCAGTGACACGGCCCTTCCACGCCTCTGATGCGGTACGGGCTGGGTAGCTTCTGATAACCCTTCTTCTCAGAAGTCAACCCATCAACGTTCCGCAGGCAGGGCCATCAGCCGAAAGCGCGGATGTTCCCCAGCTTTCGGCACAAGCGTTGGACAGCGGTCCGCCTACCCAATTAACCTTGAAGAGATGGACCGCTAGGGCAGGCTGTGCCGCTTTAGTAAACTTCAAACTATGAGTGAGACAGAGCTGAAAGTTGTCAGCGCCCAGGTGAAGAAACTGACGGCAAGAGTAGAAGCCTTGGAGCGCCTCTTGCAGAGGATCATTCAGCAGAAGCCGGTCACCGAGAGACAATTAGAGAGGGCGCTGAAGAGTTGGAGGCGTTCCGAGACAACTCAGTGAGGTCGAGTTATGCGTACCTTTTTGTTTATCATGGTCATGCTTGCGGGTGTTGTGTGCCTGAGCCCATTGCCCGCCAAGGCAACTCCCCTACCGATGCCAGGGATAGCCGTTGCACAGGCGCAGGTTCCGCCCGTTGAGGACGTGGGTTACAGGCGGCGCCACTACCGCGGTTATGGGTATCCGGCGCCCTATGCGTATTATCCCCCTGTATATGGCTACTACCCGCCGCCTGCTTATGCGTACTACGCGCCTGTGTATCCAGCCTACCCGTATTACGCGCCCTATCGGTATTACCGGCCCTACTACTCTCCCTATTATTGATAAGCGTGAGGGCGTTGTAGGAAGGCGGGCACGCCAGCTGAGGGCTTCCTACGCACTACCGTTTGAGGGTAACGGAGCCCATACGTTGAATGGGTCGCCAGTGCGATCCAATAGTGAGGGATCGTCGTTCTCTGGCTTGTTCACGCGCCTGGAGATCGGCCACATCGTCATCGGCTCTGTTGGATAAGTGGTGAGGAGCTCGCGCGGGTCAGGTTCTAGACCCAGCCACCGGTCATAGCCGGAAGGTTCAAGGATCGCAGGCATGCGGTCATGAATTTGGCCGACCAGTTCATTAGAAGGCACAGTGATGATGGCGAAGGTGCGCTCCCATTCACCGCTGTTCGGATTACGCCAATTCTCCCACAGTGCCGCCAGGCCAAAGGGCGAGCCATCCTTCATGGCGATGGCATAGGGTTGCTTGGTCCCTGCGCCCCTGATGGCTCGCCACTCGAAGAAGCCATCTACCGGCACGAGGCAGCGTCGCAGAGCGTAGGCGTCCCTGAACATTGGGAGCCTCGCGATACTCTCAGCCTTCGCGTTGATGGGCTTGCGGCCACCTTTCGGGTATTGGCACCAATGGGGGATCAGGCCCCACTTAATCAGGTCGAGCGAGCGCTCATCCGTTTTATGGTTCTCCCGAATGACCAGCAGCTCTTGGCTCGGTGCAGCGTTGTAGCGCGGGCGAACGTTGCCCATGCGGCCATCGCTGACATCGAGCCCTTCGACGATGGCGAGGCAAAGAGGTCCAGAGCTTTGAATGACACGACCACACATTGCGGAAGGTAGCTAGGACCCGTTAACCAATTTTCAACCATTTGCTCGCCGCAACCCTTTCAAATTTATTAAAGTTCGCGGCGACTGTGAGAAGGGCGTGGTCGATTGTCCACGCGCCAAGAGAGGGAATGGTATGCGCGTAATCATCGCTTTAGCTTTGGTGACTGCTGTAATGGCTTTGGGCGGCTGCTTTCACCACCAGCAGGTCTATACCGAGCAGGTCCTAGCGCCTACGCCAATCAAGTAGGTCATGCGGCCCACGCTGAACAATTGCGCACAGGCTTACGGTATCGCTCGACCTTGCGGCTCTCACGACAGGCGAAGGTAAGGAGGAAGGCGTCAGCCAGGTCGGGCGAGCGAAGGCCGCGCTTCTGCATATCAGCCTTGCTCTCCACCAGCATCTTGCCGGTTGACGCGAAAGTGTATGTGGGAGACGTCAGCTCAGCGATCAGGGCGTCGTCCTGCGGCATGGAGCACGACCTGTCCTGAAACCACTCGCGCCCCTTTAACCACAATTCGTCGCGAAGTCTCATGCAGTTCTCGCGCGTCGAGGCTGTCTCGCCGACATTGATCGCTCTCACCGGCAAGCCCAACTCCTTGCAGCGGTCATAGACCCCAGCGCCAAGAGCAATCGTACACCCGAGAAGGTCATCGCCGCGTCCGCGCCTATGACGGTCCGCCACCTTGAGAGGAATAACCGCGAGAAAGGGGGCCGGGCGGGGATTAAGCCGAGAGCCCCCACTTGTCGCAAATCGCATTCTCAGCAGCCCCAAGTCACGCGGCAAAATGGCGGAAGCCGAATGACTCAGGCTTGACCGCGAGACACCCCAAACCCGGACCCGGCGCGGGTGTCCCCTGGTCGTGTCAACAGAGAGTTGACATTACGTTTCGTACTCTCACCCGCGACCCCTGGTCAACCTCTATACCGCTCCGCTTCTTGTTGAGCCGGGACGCCAGAGGCCGCGCGGTCAAGCACGGAAACAGCGAGACGCCCTGCGGCTTGCACTACGACGAAGCGCGGCGAGTTACGCCACACGTCGGACCCGAGTTGAGCTATCATCTGACGTTCCGTGAATTGAGCGTCAGTGAGGTGCTCCATGACAATACCTCCAGGCTTCAGAGGAGAAGTAGACATCAGAGAGGAAGTTGATGTCGTCAGGCTAGATCCGCTCTTTATCGAACGGCAGAGAAATCGATATGCAGGTCGCGCTGTAGCCTACATTGTTTGGCTAAATGGGCTGGCCGCCATCGCGCTTCTGATCGGTCTGGAGCACGGGACGTTATCGGCTGAAAGCACCAAAAAATTTGCCGATGCCATGATGGTCTTCGGCATTGGTGCTGCAGCGGGGCTGACGAGCGCCTTGTTCGGTTACCTCCGTCGCACCGTGAGTATCGAATTGCCCAATCGGTTGATGGAGCGGCGTGTTTTTGCCTGGCTCGGGATAGCCGCTGCGATTATCGGCGCAGGCTGTTTTGTTGGGGCACTAAATATGGGCCGCACGGCAGTGATCCCTGGAGATACTGTCAAGACGCCGAGCGCTGCGCCTTTAACATCAGAGACGCCATCACCCAAGACACCTAGCGCTGCTCCTGCGGCACCTGAGACGCCGTCAACCGAGACACCTACTGCGCCAGCCGCACCTGGGACGCCGTCACCTGAGACACCAGACCCTAATTGAGGCTCCTGCTATGCGTGACACCCCCTGCGTAAAATTAAGAGGCCAGTACCATGTCTAAGTTTTCCACTCCCAAAGTTGCCGCCAGAAAGGCGGGCATTGCAAATCCCAAGACCTCTCCCAAAGTTGCTGCCGAGAAGGCGCCCGATACACGTCGCAAGACCTCTCCCAAAGTGGCTGCCGAGAAGGCGCCCGATACACGTCGCAAGACCGCTCTCAAGGTTGCCGCCGAGAAGGCGCCCGATACACGTCTCAAGACCGCTCCCAAAGTTGTCGCCGAGAAAGCGCCTGATACACATCCCAAGACCGCCCCCAAAGTTGCCGCCGAGAAGGCGCGCGATACCTATCGCAAGACCGCTCCCAGAGTTGTCGCCGGGATGACGCGGCCTACCGATCCCAAGATTGCGCCCAGAGCTGCCGCTGGGATGGCGCGACCTACCGATCCCGAGATTGCGCCCAAAGCTGCCGCTGGGATGGCGCGACCTACCGATCCCGAGATTGCCACTCAATTCGACGAATTTCGCGATACTCGAGTGCCAGACTCAATGCGTGCGCTCGCCGAAAGGAACGTAGCTCAGACGCGCGAGCTTTATGAGCGCTCCGCGAACGCTCTCCAAGCCGTATGGGAGAGCTGGGAGAGATCCTTAGACGCGGCTGGCCAGGGGGCCGTGGCGCTCAACCGAAAGATCATCGACATTGCTGCACGTAACATCAGTACCGGCTTTGATCTTGCGACGAGCCTAGCCAGGGCGAAGAACCTCGCCGAGGCTGT